ACCTCTACACTTTCTGATTCTCAAGTTCTGCAAACTCTGCGTGGGTTGCGTTCTAGTTTCGCACAAGATCTCGCTGCTAAGTTTAATCGTCTGAGTGAAAAGCAATACGCTTGGGCGCATAAGTTGGCAGTTGATAATACTGTTTCCAAAAAGGTTGATAATACTCAACCCAGTCAATTTGAAGCGTTGTTTAATGCTTTCGAGGCAGCAAAAGCAAAGGGTGCAAAGCGTTTGACCCTGCGATTCGAGGGTATTAACGTGAAACCCAATCGTGATCTTACTGCTCTGTGGGTTACATCTCAGACTGAAAAGGAGCAGGGAAACTATGGTTTGCAACCCAAATACCTGGGTAAAGTTACACGTCAACAGATTGATTCGCGTCTCTCTGATGATGTTAAAGAGGTGATTCTGAGCGCCTCCAAAGACCCTCTCACTGCTGCGATTCGCTATGGTAAGGTAAGCGGTGAGTGTTCATGTTGTGGTCGTGAATTGACTGATTCTCAGTCAATTGAGCGTGGCATTGGTCCTATCTGCGCCACTAAGTTTGGGTGGTGATGTAACTGAGACTGCAGGCGCTGACTGGCACTTAGCGCCTGCACCAGTTTAATATATTGTCTTATAGATGTTTCGTGTATTATAATTAGCGTGAATTCGTGATTAATTCGTGATTGTTTATGCGTGTATTCGTGAATTGTCAGTATAGTGAATTAGCAGCGTTTTTATTTTGTTTGTTATTGTTTATATTTTGCGTTGCCCCGTTTATAAAAATCGATAAGTCCCTAACCTACAGAGGTGACAAAACGCGAGAGAACTATCAATCCCATAAAAATTTTTCCGGAGGTATTTTAAATGTTTGGATGGATTCACAAAAAAGGAAAAGCAAGTCGCCCCAACAAAAATAAAGCAAAGGGTGCTGCAAGAACTTGTGCTCAAAAAAATGCTGCAAGAAAACGCAGAAAGAAAAAATGAAAATCAAACCTTATTGGAGTTTTTGGAAGGTTGTCTTTGCGGGATGGTTGATACGATATCCAGGAAAAGTATTTCAAATAATTGGAATACCCCTTGGGATATTAATAGTGACCATATATAATGCAATGAGCAAATAAAATTCCGGAAAAATTTTTATGAACGAAAAAGTTTATCATGTATATGCAAAGGATCAGTGCATATATCACAGTTTATCAGAGGAAAAATTTTCTGAAACCTGGGATATGTTGCACAGGATGGTTGAGTTTCTTGATATGAATATTAAAAAGGAAGATTTAACTTATGAAGAACTTCATGTCTGTAAGGAAATCAGTTTAAATTCCTCACATTGACAAGTCATATATAGACTGATAAAATTGAAATTGAAGGACGATTTAACTTATGGCAAAAGGATTTACTGTTAAAGCATCAGCACCAAAAACTCAAAATGAAGAGTGGGATATTGATGCAATCAAAGAAAGAATGCGTGGGAAGAGTATTGTATTCTGTCTCCCAGGACGTGGATGTTCTTTTATCTTTCTGAAGAACTTTGTACAACTGTGCTTTGATATGGTACAGAATGGAATGAGTATTCAGATTTCACAAGATTACTCTTCTATGGTAAACTTTGCTCGTTGTAAAGTACTAGGAGCAAATGTACTTCGTGGTCCCAAGCAAATTCCTTGGGATGGAAAACTACAGTATGATTATCAACTCTGGATTGATAGTGACATTGTTTTTGACACAAACAAATTCTGGCAACTCTGTGATCTTGCTATCAATGAGCAAGGTGAGGAGAAGGAAATCGTCGCAGGTTGGTACGCAACTGAGGATGGTCACACAACTTCTGTCGCACACTGGTTGGAAGAAGATGATTTCCGTAAAAATGGCGGAGTCATGAACCATGAAACTGTCGAGTCTATCTCAAAGCGTCGCAAACCATTTACTGTTGATTACACTGGATTTGGTTGGGTGCTGATTAAGAATGGAGTATTTGAAAATCTTGAGTACCCTTGGTTTGCTCCAAAGATGCAAGTCTTTGATTCTGGCAATGTTCAGGATATGTGTGGTGAGGATGTTTCATTCTGTCTTGATGCAAAAGCAGCGGGCTTTGAAGTCTGGTGCGATCCTCGTATTCGCGTTGGACATGAAAAAACTCGTATTATCTGATGAATAAACTTTACAATCTTTCTTATAAAGGTCGTACAATTTATAAAAATCTCAGTGCAGAAGACTGTACTGAGATTCTTCAAGATCTCTCAGAGCGTTTTTACTCGGGAGAAGACATTGATCCTAATTTAATTGAAATGGAGGAAATTACAAATGGCTAAAGGCGGTGGATCTAATAAGACTATTTTTGAACCTGGCGCACCCAAGAAAACACGTCAAGGACGTTCGGCACGTACATTGCTAAGTGCGACTTCTCGTAATGGGCGTAAAAAAAGGTATCGCGGACAGGGAAAGTGATTCAACTTAATCCTCAAATCCCAGTCTTTACTCCAAAAGGTAAGGGCTGGGCTTTTTTTGTAATCGATCGTTCGCAGGAACATGATCTTGAGTGGGTTGTCTTTCTAGATAGTAATGGAGAATGTTGGACTTTTAGGAATTCTGACATTCGCATTCAGAAAAATTATACTTTAAATCGACAAAATACAAATATTTTTGATAATTCGGGATAGAAACCCCGTAAAAAGTTCTGATTTTCAATAATCAGGAGCAAAAATGGATCAAAAAATGCTTAGAGAGATCGCAAATGACGATTTAAACCCAAAAAAACACGATTTTTATCATCAAAATGAAATTCATGAAAAAATTCGCAATGATGAAGACTATGATGATTGGGAATATGGGACAGAACCCCTCTATGAATCAAAAAATCGTTAATAAATAAGTTAGATTATTAAAATTATCATCATTTCTTATGCCTTCTGAAAGGATAAGCAAAGCATTTAAAGACATTAGTTTATCCTTTCAGGTTAATCCCCTGAATTATGACTTGATTGCGATCAAAAATGAGACTGCGATTGCACGTTCTATACGTAATTTAGTTTTGACTCAACCAGGAGAGAGATTTTTTAATCAAAATCTTGGTTCTAAGGTAAATCAGTCTCTTTTTGAAAATATTGATGATATTAGTGCTTCTATACTTCGTGATGAAATCAGAAACACTATTGAAAATTATGAACCAAGAGTTGATTTAATAGATGTTGTAGTCACCCCAAATTATGATGATTACGAATTTAGCGTAAATGTTAGTTATTACATAGTTGGTGTTGATGTATTACCACAACAGTTAACATTTGCATTACAACCAACACGATAAATGGCACTAGTTAATTTCACAAACCTAGATTTCGATCAAATCAAAACTTCGATTAGAGATTATCTCAGATCGAACTCAAATTTTACTGATTATGATTTTGAAGGATCTAATCTTTCTATAATCTTAGATGTTTTAGCGTATAATACATATATTTCCTCATATAATGCTAACATGGTTAGCAATGAGGTTTTTATTGATAGTGCCACACTTAGAGAAAATGTCGTTTCCATTGCAAGAAGCATTGGGTATACTCCAAGATCAAGAACAGCATCAAAAGCAAATGTTTCTTTCTTTGTAGATACTTCTACAGCACCTTCTCCACAAAAACCTCTTACATTAACCTTAAAGAAAGGAATTGTATCCACTACTTCTGGATCATTTAGCGGAGTAAGTTATGTTTACTCTATTCCAGATGATATAACTGTTCCTGTTATTAATGGAATTGCTGATTTTAACAATATTGATATCTACGAAGGTACTTATATCAACGAAACATATACAGTAAATTCGCTAGATCCAAATCAAAAGTTTATTTTAAACAATGCAAATATAGATTCTTCTCTTATTCGCGTTGAAGTTAGAGACGGTTCTCTTGGACCAAGAAAAAAATATATCCAATCAAATAATATTTTAGATATTAACTCAGAATCAAAGATTTTCTTTATTCAAGAGATTGAAGATCAAAGATATGAAGTTTTATTTGGAGATGGTATTTTTGGTAAAAAATTAATTAACGAAAATATTGTTGAAATTTCATATATCATTACAAATGGAGAATCAGCAAACGGAGTTTCTTCTTTTGTTTTTAATGGAACTATCGTAGATAATAACAACTTTGATGTTACAAGCGGTATTTCTCTCATATCAACCAACATTGCAGCAAGTGGCGGCAAGGAGATAGAATCCATAGATTCTATTAAAAAATATGCAACTAGAATTTACGCTGCACAGAATAGAGCAGTAACTTCAAGTGACTATGAAGCAATTATTCCACAAATATATCCAGAAGCAGAGTCTGTTTCTGTATTTGGTGGAGAAGATTTAGATCCACCACAGTATGGAAAAGTTTTTATTACAATTAAACCAGAAGGAGGTTTCTTTGTTTCTAACGGCGTAAAAGATAATATAAAAAGCGCGCTTAGGAAGTACTCTGTAGCAGGCATTATACCAGAAATATTAGATCTAAAATACCTCTCTATTGAAATTGATAGTACAATATACTATAACAACAATAATGC